TTTTCAATAACTAACAATACCGTTAAAAACATAATCCATACTACTAATGTTCTCAAAACTTTAAGAGCTTTAAATGTTTTGAAACCTTCATTTTTAGTACCAGCAATTACACCAAAGAAGCCATCTGTCATTACTACCGCAACCAATGCCAAATACTGATCTGAATTTGTCATTGCCAAGTTGAAGAAATATGTACAAATGAATGCCATCAATGTACTTGCCGAATATATTATTGCTGATAACGTAGTTGTTTTCATTATTTAATGTCCGCAGATTCAATCAATGTATAAGTAAAAGAATTTCCATGGATGTCTCTAGCTTTACGACAAATTGTCATAAATTCTTCAAAATCTTTAACTCTTTTAAATACCTGACAACCTTCAGACCAATTTTCAACATAAGTTGAATCTGCACCCGCTTTGTGAATGTTAATTCCAAAAATACCTTCATCCACTTTGTTTTCAGCGTATGTCATGTTGCGATCTGCATCACGAAACACTTTTACTGATTTATATTGTTTTAATGCTTCATATTTACCTTGATGCAATCCAATTCCGTGCGAACCTCTGTATTGGCCTTCAACTAATCGAGCAACACCTTTTGGGTTATGATACTGTTGAACACCTTTCTTACCCGGATCGGTAGTGCAAGGCCAAGAATGAAATTTCCATTCGCCATCAATTTTATATGATACTGTCATGATATCATCAAACACGTTAGTAACTTTATCACCCGTTGCAGAGTTTCTAACTCCTACGATGTTTACATCATAATTCTTTGCACCTTCGAACCAAGCATAGCTTTTAGCTTTTACGGTAGCTTCAATTTGTTCTCTTGTATAAGACATTGTTAACCTTTATATTTCTTCGTTGTTTTCGTTACTTGATTTTTTTCCTGCAAATTTTTCTAAACCTGCAATTCCTAAACTCCCCAATGTTACAATAACAAATGAATTGTAAATATATTCATTTAATTTTAGTTCATTTCCGAAATACCCTGTTATTAAATCTACAACCATTGCAAGTGTCATAACTGCAAATGACATAAATCCAATAATGGTTTTTTCATTGTAATCATTAGAATCTTTAAAGATTTGTTTGAATCCTCCCATTATATCTCCCGTTAAATTATTACTTTCGTATAAATATAACAAAACAAACAAATCAATGAGAATTATTTTTTACAAACAATTAAATCGTTTTCATATGTTTCCATAGAAACAATTGTAATTTTTAAATTACCTAATACAAAGGTGCCAGGTTCTCCTGATTCTTGTACTATTGCTGATAAATTTTGTATAACATCAAAATCTTGTTGAGTAAATCGTTTGCCATCAATTTCTATAACAATGTTATCATAATCATATCTATCCGAATCGGTTAATGAATGACATCGCTTACGCAAATCAATTAACGTCTTTGGTTGTTCTAATGTTATATATTTCATCCATTCTGCATCAGAGTATATTCTATCGCCCCATGGTTCTAATAAATGTAATAATTGATCCGTACAATTTTCTACGCGCAATGCAACGTTATATTTTGGTAATATAATAGGATGCTGCCATTCGTCATTTTTAATCCAACTGCCCCATTTACGTATATAATTTCTACCAGCTTTTTCCGAAACTTGTTTAAAATAATCATCATCTCGTCCAACTTGTTCCGTCCATCGATGCCCTCTACATGTTAAATGATATACAAATGCATCTCGGCTTTGAATTAATTCATACCCGGCTAATGTCCAACGTTGAAATATATCTGAATCTTCATACGGAAATGGCGCGAATAATGGGTCATGACCGCCTATTGCTTGAAAATCTTTTTTATAAAGTATCCATGGTGCAAACATACCTTTTGTAGTTTTATCTTTATTGTAGAATGATGTTTTTTGACAAAATTCTTCAAATGCAGCAATATCCAATGTATCAAAATCTTGTCCGAAATCCATTATGATTTTTTCTTTACCCTCAGGATGTAATGGCGGTTCTATACGGGTTGCACAGACAACTTTTCCTGGTTGTAAGTGCTTTAACATGTTTTCGATATATAATGGACCAATAATCATATCGGCATGTAAAATACCCACGATATCGTTTGTTGCGAGGTCGATTCCTTTATCATATAATATAGTATGACCTACTCGGCCTTCACTTCGGAATGAAACGCAATCTTGTTGCAGAATCCATTCCCATGATCCATCTGTTGAACCATCATCTAACAAAATAACTTCGGCTGCTGGTGCATGTTTTTGAATACTTGCATATACATTTTTAAGATGTCGCAAGTTATTGTAACTAGGAATTACTAATGTTATCATAATTTTTGAATTGTTAATGCCCATATAACATTGGGCGTGTGAATATTGTAAACTGAATAATATTTAGGATCATTGATATCCGAACTCATTTCATCCCAATTTTGAAAATCAGCCGAATAATAAAAGCTTTCATCGGAAATACGAAATTTATGTTTATTTAAAATATTTTTAATTAACGTTTGTCGACGATAGTCATATGATCGAAGAAATGGTTCTCCTGTTTCTTCATAATTCATATATGGGCCAGCTGGCAATGTTATAATGAGTTTAGAATCTGAATCCTTTAGTAATTTACAAGATTTTAATATACCTCGGATATCATGATTCCAATAACAAATATCATCTTCAATAAGCCCATCAGCCATTCTATTTCCTGCAAACCAAAATCCAAAGTGTTCAAATACTGATATTGATATGATATAATCAAACAATAATGATTCATCAAACTTTATGAAATCGCATTGAATATGTTTCCATGTTGTATTTTGCCGCAGCCAACTATCTTCTGGTGATTCTAATATATCAGTCGTACATACATTGGTAAATCCTAATTCATGAATTGTTTCGCTAATGCCTTCAATTCCTCCGAATCGTTCTCCTATAACTAGTACCGATTTTGCATTATCCGTTAATTGATTTGCAAAGTATGGAACTTCTACAATTTTAGTTCCATTCAATTTTATATGTTTCTCCATATGTCCTTAGATTATAATATAATGAATTAAATTGAGAATTCAAAAAATATGAATTCATATATCGTTCCGCATTACTACAAAATTCAGAAACACCGATATTAACTTTATTTTCTTTGAATGTTAATGAATTCATATGAGTAATTGTATTGGTATCAGAAACAATTGTTTTTAAATTATGAGTTTCAGTTAAACATCCAGTATAAAAATCTAAACCCCATCCATAAATTAATTCATCTGGATAATGTTGTATGAGTTCTAAAACATCTCGCCGCAATAACGGACATTGAAAATCGATCCAACGAACTTCTCGCAATCCTTGTCCCCAATTCCACATTTGTTTCCAATGACATTGATCGATTGATGCATTAATGATACTAGGAGAATATACTGCAGCATCTGATTCTTTAGCTTCGCGTAATGACGTTGTTAAAAAAGCAGGTCCATGAAATACTAAATCATTATTTAAAAAATAAAGATAATCATGATTAGTTGAAAGAAAGTATTCTAATACCGTATTAAATCCGCCACCAAAGAATACATTTTCTTCTAAACGATGTGTTGTTGATTGTGCTAATGGTTCGGTTGATCCATTATCAACAACCATTAATTCGCATTTAGAAAATAATGGATCTTGTCGCAATTGCGATACTAAATTATCTGTCCAAGTAGGCAGATTGTGATTAAGAGTTGCTAATAACATATTAAAATCTCAATTGGTTTGTTTCTTTACTAGGCATAACTATACCTAAAAAGTTTTTTGCAATAGTTTCTTCTGTATTGCCTTGTTGTTTAAAATCAGTTAATTGTTCTAAATAATGAAATGGCTTAAACCATGATTCGCATGGAACTAATTTAATTGCATTAGATGCTAAAACATATTCGCCATACCAAATTAACTCGCCCGGTACAACTTGCAATAATTGTTCGTATGTTAAATCATTTGGCTGTAAATAATTTTCTTTCATATGTTCAAATACTTTAACAGACCATAAATTGGGACATGTCCAATCGTAATATTTTCCAGATCTGCCAAATAAATTCATTACCGTTTTTCTGTCTTGTTCGTATGATTGTTTAACGCTGTCTAATAAATTACCTTTTGTTGCCATCCATTGAAATAAATCTTTATTTTCATGCATTGTTGTATATGGTGTTTCTGCATCAAACATAAAATCATTAATGAAAAAATCTTTAATAAAATACGAATCGCCATCTACCCATAGATAATTGTTACATAAATTCATTTCACTAAATTTCATTTTAACTAATTGTTGAGTAAACCAATTTTGGTTTATGTGACTATTAATAACATCTTCATCGAATATCATTGTATAGTCCGATGTTCCGAGTACATCTTTAAATAGTTGTTCTTGATGTTTTGGTATTGAAACATATACTGGAATATTATCTTTGTTATGTTTTGCAGCCGTCTCAATTAACTGTTTAGTATAATGAACGTGTGGTGCATGTGACTTAAATAAAAAAACTAAATTATCCATATCAATCAAATAAATTTAAAATTCTATATTTTTCAACATAATGTAATTTCTTTTTAGAACATTGAAAATCACTATGAAACGCTCGTAATACATTTTCCGTAAAATAATAACGATGTTGCTGACTCGTAAACATTTTTAATGATTCTAGTTTTTTATTATATTGTTTTTCAATATTCACATATAAATTAGATTGCCAAGCATCTTGCGTACTTGGCGTGTAATATTGTATCAAACTAATTTTACTATTACGAATTAATGCAGATCCAAAACCGGATACATATCTATGTTCAAAATGAGAATCAGTTTCATTTGGTAGAAAGATAGCATCAAAATCCTCATCTGTATTCTTAAGTATAGATTCAATTAAATTGATCCAATTTTCTTCTGGAATGTCTTTGATAAATTTATATGGCGTATTTATAATTTGCAAATTATCGCATCCGGCTATTTTCCATACATTTTCAACTTCCTTTAAACGATGTTCGCCAGTCGTATCATCACAGTCGCCGCCTTGAGCCAATTGTAATAAATAAAATTCAGTGTCGGCATATTTCAATATAGTTCCCAACATACTGTATTCTACATCATCCGGATGCGGCGATAAACATAAAACTTTATTAAATCCCAATAACTTCATTTAAATACTCCAATGTGTGAATTTTATTCATATTTTCTTGATATATTACATCAATACCTTGTTGAGAAAATAATTCTTCGTTTAAATAGTCTTTACCACCTTGTCCTGCTAAATATGTTGTTGCATCATATCTTTTACATATATCAACTAATCTAGCAGTAGATGTTAAATTTGTTTGATAATCTTCTACTACTAATGTGTTAATATTTAATTTTTTAATCAAATGACGTATAATAGATGAATTGGTTTGATATAAATCAGCTGATATCATAGAATCCATTTCTGTTAAAATATTTTTATATTGGGGCAATGAATTTTTTATACGTTCCCAATCTTTTTTTGGATCTATATATTGTTTTTCATTGATATATTCTAATCCTTTTTTAACACTCATAGTATTCCAGCGATCATTCAATTGAAATCGATTCTGAAATCCATTTTTTTCAAATTGACACTGACTTAATAAAACAAAAATATCAGCTTGTTGTATTTTTTGAAAAAATGGATACCATGGCATAAAATTTGGTTGATGAATAGTAACTATCATAATCCTAACTCATTTCTTTGTTCAATTGTTAATTCATTAATATGTTTAGCAGTTCCTCCATATTTTTCAATTAATCGAACCATTTGTGCATAGTCTAAATCATACCCAGCTGGTTGTGCAGCAGTACCTTGTCCGGCAAATGCAGGTTGGCCATTATCATCAATTTTTTTATGTTCAAATGCTGGATGATATCCGCCATTCGGGTCAATTCCTGCAAAAATAAATTCTTTATAATTTAAAAATTTAGCAAGAAAATTGGCTGCAGTTACGCCACATGAACCAGGCCATTCATCTAATGATGGTACCTGAGCATTGTTACTATTTGTTCTA